CACTACCAGTAGTAGCAATGTTAATTGCGGTCAGAGAACCGTCAATGACAACAGAACCAGTGGCACCAGTACCACCCCCATTAGAAATGGTCAGAGCTGGTGGAGATGCAGCATCATACGAATCGCCTTGTTTGACGATGTTGATTTTGGTAACTTCACCAAAGATTTTTTTGTTACTAGACTTATAAGACCAGATAGAAACACCATTTACCCATGCTCCAATCGGTCCTGGTTGAATCTCATCCTTAGTGGAGATAGTCTGCGAGCGTCTAGGGAATCTGAGAAGTTTACGCTGGTTTCCAGGAATAAGTGCCTGCCCAACAAAAGGACCGACTTTATAGTTCGGGATACCAGATGCGGCAACGTAAACGTAGTCGTCGTTAAAGAACGAATTTTGAATGTTGGTAGTATAAATGCCGATGGAGTTATTGATAGACTCAACATCAGACTTACCTCGGTTAAGGTCAACCGAGATGAGAATATTGCCCTGAGGTACAACCGCAGCAGGTTGAACGAGTTGATACTTAAATACTGTCGTAGATTCTCTAGACTGTACAAAATAAGTACCGTTAAAGAGAATCGGATTGGCACCATAGATGGTTACCTGATCTCCCACAAGGAGACCATGAGGATTATTGCAATAAACAGTGGCAGTTTGATTGTTAACGCCGCCAAACTCAATTCTATCAACCGATACAAGTTTTTTGACATTATAGTTCCAAGTGTTCAGCAGGGGAACATTTTCGGAAGCACCAAGTTTTGAAACCGTCAGTTTATCACCAGGGAGATAATAAGTTCCATCATCGGTCAGAGTAGTGTTCTCTGCTTTGATAATACCGACAACTTTGACGACAACCTCTTGGTCGGTTCCATAATTCACATATGCATAGAAGTTAGAAGTAACCTCAGTTGCAGCATCCCAATCTTCAACAATATTATTTACGGAACGAGTACACTCAATAAACTGGTTAAGTGACTTTTCTTTATATCTGATAAGTTCTGTGCCGACAAGGATCTCACCGTTTCTCTCGGGCCAACCAATGGTAGAGTCAACAGTAAGAACACTATCAGTGGTAGTAATACCTTCAGCAAGTTTAGTCTTGTATGGAATCGTGAATTTTCCTTGAATTGTCTCTTCAGAGAGAACAAGTTCAAAGATTTCCAGTTCCGAAGTTTTAATTGAGATGAAGTTCTCAATCAGAGCAGATGCACTACCAATATTAGGGTCAACTTGATCTTGGAACTGTTGCAGGAAACCGTCCTTAAGATTTTGAGGATTACCACTCACAACGACACAACGTAGAATGGTGTCAACTTGCCAACTAGCAGCAGAGGGTTTTACAATCTGCTCTTTGGGGTAAGATACGCTTACATCCTCACCATAGAGAATCTTGAACAGATATGCAATAGAACCTCTCGTACCTTTAGACGAATAGAAGGTACGGATAGTCTTAATGACCGTATTGATGTTAATCTTGTTAAGGTCAATCTTAGGAATGTCGGGAAGGTATTGTTCAGTAAATTTGCTGAGCATTTTCTCAACAAAAACACCGTCCAAACATTTTACCGAGGTGCCAATATTGTGGGTAGAAGGGGTAGTTTTTTGCTCATAAATTGCATTGCCATCGGTATCATATCCAACGATACCAGAAACACCACGAGAGCACCCAATAAACTGAGCTTTAGTATACTCGGCACCAGATTCTACTACACGGAAACCAGTAACCTCACCAAAACCAACTTCGGCAGAAGCATTTGCCGAAGGAGGACGCTGAATCACAACTTTAGGAGGATTGGCAGGATCGTATCCAGTACCAAAATTAGTAATATTGATATCAGTGATTTGACCGTTAAAGATAGACGCAACTGCAGTAGCACCAGAACCACCGATAAATGCGCCAGAAGGATCCTTACGGTTATCTACAATGTAAATAGAGGGAATATCTACATAACCAGAACCGCCAGAAAGCAGTTCAATCTCAACAACTCTACCAGTAGAATCAACAGTGACATCCAGAATTTGTGCAGCACCAGGATCAATCACAGCAATCCTAGGAGCGGTTGTATACCCTCTACCCCTATTAGTTACAGTAAACCCTGTTACAGTGCCGTCAGCACCAATTTGAGCGACGATCTCTGCCTGCAGAGGGTCAGCACCAGTCGGAGCATCAACATAGATGGTAGGAGGAACAGTATATCCCTTACCAGTTTCTACAATTTCAATGCTTTCAGGTTCAATAGAACCGTTAACATCAATAGTAGGATTGCTGAGGATACATCCACCAGGATCAAGGAAAGTGACTCTAGGAGTAAACGTATAATTGCTACCAGAGTTAAGCAACTCAAGTCCAGTTACCTGTCCACTAGTTACGAGTGCTCTTGCAGCAGCAGGAATCCCACCAGCGGCAGTGGGAGGTTCAATGTTAACAATGGGGGGATTCAAATCGCTATAACCAGCACCGCCACCCAGAAGAGAAAGGGTTTTGATACCATTAACGAGAGAATATGCAGACGCGCCACCTCCACCTGTGGTAGTTGCCACTTCTACAGCGGGAGGATACTGGAGGCGGTAGTTAGTACCGCCAGACTTTACTTTAATGCCAGTCAGATTGCCGTTATTGTTGATTTGGGCAATAGCAGTTGCACCAGAACCAAAACTACTGATAGGTGCCTCAACAGATCCAATATAAGCTCTTGCCTGAGAAGGAGGTGCAACTTTCAGTTTGAGGAAATATTGCCCATTCCTATTGATAACGGAAAAATCTTTATAAGGAACCAGAAGATTGTCATTGATGACAACATTCAGATACACCTGCAGAACAGGGTTGTAGTTTACTCCAGAAACTTCCAGAGGGAACTCGGTCCTAGAAGAGTTGAACAGAGATGAAATATTATCAACCTCTTGGATAGAATCTTGTAGAAAACCCTTCAAATAAAAGACTGCAGTCTCTTCAATAGAGTCTGATGGGTTGGGAGATCTAGGAGGATCCGTAAATACAACACTAGTGCCCTGAATCGTATAATCAACTCCAGGAATCAGATATTTACCGAACAAACGGATTACAATGTGATCCTCTGAAGGAGGTGCAATAGGATTGTCCTGAGACAGCAGCGGGAACGTCCTAACAACGCCGTTAAACGCCATGTAAGGACTTTGAAGTTCAATCCACTTCTCTCTATACTCCTCGTACGAAATACCCTCAGTTAGAGAGATTTCAGGAGATTTGTTTGCCCTTTCATAATAGATGATTTCTTCATCTAAGAGAATGCTACCATTCTTTTCCAAAAAGTCGTCAACACTTTCTACAGTGATGATGTCATCAGTTGCAGTTACAGGTTCCAACAACGCAGATTCGCTTCTGATGAGTTTGAAGTCATACTCATCAATGTTCAGAAGTTTCTGAAACTCATTGATAATGTTTTGTGGTTGACCCGTCTTTTCCTGAGATTTGTAGTAATACTCTAGGAACTTTTCAAATGCAGGATAATCAGCTTTGACAAAATCAGGGAGCTGATTGTAGATATTCTGAGAGACCTTATTGGGATGGCTCATTGACGTTTATATTAGATCAGAAACAGGCGATGTTGTTGAGGTCACCAACGTTGGTGATTTCAATCGGAGTAATGACAGCAGGCAGTTGCTGGAACTGGTCAGGCGTAAGATTATTTAGCGGGATTGTAGGAGGTGGCAGGGTTCCAACAGGAACAACCGTAATGTTCGGAATGGGAAGAGAAATAACAGTTCCAGGAGTCGCAGGAGTAACAGACGAGATGTTTGTCGGAATAATTTGAACTGGAATCTGATCAACGGGATCAACCACTTCTACAGGACCAAAACAAATCTTGCCAGTGCCATAATTTACAGTTCCTGCATTATTATTTGTGTAAATCTTACTAGAACCACTGTTGTAGTAAGTTCTCAAGTTTCCAAAACCATCATCCTCAAAATATTGGATGACATCGGGTCTGTCGGCAGTAATAAACTGTCCAGATTTAATTACGGGTTCCTTATAGCACTTCATGTCCCCAGTGCCCCCTCCAGTACCGTCTCCAGCACCCCCGTTACCAGTATCAGTACCATCGCCGCCACCAGATCCACTTCCACCGTCGTTAGAGGGGTTAGAATCGTAGATAGGAGATCCGAAATCAGTACAGTATGTGTCAACGGTTCCAGGGTTCAGTTTCAGATATCTGAGAAGCGTAGTCTGAACGGAAGCAGAGTCAATAGAGTTATCGGCAAGAGAAATTGCCTTTTCATACTTAGAAAGTGAGAACGTAGATCCAAAGTTGTTGATATTTTCCTGATCGGCAAATTGTTCAATAGCACCCAATACCAAGTTTTGCAGTTCTGCAACACTCTTACTAGTTTTTGTGGGATCGTAGAAAACATACAACGAAGTGGGCACATAAAGGAACTCTGGGTCAATTACCACAGGTTCAATAGATGCCATAGCATACTGTTGCAAATCTTTAGCAATTTGCAGTTTTGAAGCATTGTTTAGAGTGTTTCCAGTCTTAGTTTTTACTGCAACATATACTTTGCCGTAAACTGGAGGAGAAAGTTGATCTCCACCAAATGCAATGACAGATTCTGCATTCTCATACACCTTTTTGGTGATATATGCATAATCTTGAGCAGTAACTGCTCTCAACTGAGTCGTATAGGTTCTAGGAGCAGAAAATTTGATTTCCGAGACAGTTTCAGGAATATCTCCAAGTTGAGACCTTTCATTGACGGTCAGATCATCTTCAATGTCTCCAATAGGTCTGCCATACTGATCTACAACCGTTCCAACAAAGTCAAATTCCGAAATATCATTTGCATCTGCTTCATGAGTCCTTACATAGGAAATATTGATAACTTCACCATCTTCCAACTTCCTGCCGATTACATCATCGCCAAATTGCAGTTCATAACGCTGATCTTCAGTTTCTGTCAGAAAATATACTCTAGATTCTGCATTCAAAGTGGTAACATCGGTTGCAAGGACGTATACATCCTCCTGAGTAGACTGTGCGTTCTGTTTTACAGTTACTCTCAGCGTGGATGTGTCAACTTTGTCGGCAGGAATAACATATTTCTGCTTTTTGAACGAAGATACCGTATAAGAGTGTGTGAGGTTAGCACCTTCATAAACTACAATCTTGTTAAACGCTGCAATCCCAGTATTGTCAGTATTTGCGCTGATATCTTCAAGAGTTACAAAATTATATTCTCCACCAGTTACAACAATGCCCTTTCTCAAGGTTGCGAACTGTGGAAACACTCCATTAAACAGGTCGGTCTGCACAGAGAACGAAACACACGCTTTTGGTGCCCTAGAAGAACGAGGAGTGTAATCTAGAAGTTTTGCAATACTTACAACGTTGTCCCTAACCGTTGCAGAAGACAAAAACGCCTCATTTACTGCCATATTTGCAGTAAATGCCGTGTAGTAAGTATTATAGGCGAGCACATCAATCAGATATGACAGGGTTGCACCCTCAAAGTCAAAATCTGTAAATTCTGGACGAGTCCTCAAGTAATCCTTAATGGATGCCTTGATGGAGTTGAAGTCCATCGCTGTAAGGTCGGTTGGAATCATGTTACTCCGCTCGCTGTAAGATAAAGTCTATAGTTTGTACAAGAGGTTGACCAACAATACGGTATTCAACATCAACTCTTAGATCATGAAAGTCATCATTAGCAGTAATTTCTACACTAATGACATTTATTCGTGGTTCAAAGTTTCTTAGGGTATCCACAATCTCATCTTTGAGAGTATCTACCGTAAATGGGTCAAGGGGTTCAAAAAGTAACTGATAAACCTTAGATCCAACATCAGGTTGGAACAGTTTTTCGCCAGGAGCGGTCAAAACAAGATTTTTCATCGCTTGTTTGATCGCCTGTTCGTTAGACAAAACAATAAGGTCCTTCGTAACTGGATTACGGCGAAAAGAATTCGCCAGATCCTTAAAGTTACGAGAGACCTTAAAGTTTTTTGATCTTAGTTCCTTGATTGCCACTGGTTATTCAGTAAAACGTTCTACATAATCATCAAATCCGTTTTTACCACCACAAGGACGAGAAAGACGATCTGCAGGAGGTTTATTCTTTCTCTGTTGATTCAAAAAATAGTCAGAACGAGGATCTGTAATTAGAACCACAGTTCCAAAATCTTTTTGCATCAAATCTGGAACATTATCAGGAACGGGATTGTTTGCCATCTGCTTACTTTGTAAGGTAAACAGAACTTTTTGAGAGGTTACTATCTCTTTTGTTATTTATCAGCCTTTCCCTTGCCCACGATAACGCTTACGAGCGCCATTACGGGAAGATGCGGCATATTTGGTATGCTGTCCATTTCCCTGGCGCGATTTTTTCGGTTTGGACTCAATGACTTTTTGACCACTAAGACCGATTTTTGCTCTTGCCATAATTAAGGACCTATGAAAACGTTTGGACTACCTTGGGAGATAGTTGATATACATGGAGGACCCAGTGGATCACCTACCTTGCCCATTGCTAGTTTATTCGCATATACCGTTTTTGTCAATGCCGTGAGTTTTCGGGGGTGTCCAATTCCTCTGGCGTCTTCTGCCGTTAACAGGCTACAAACACATGGCATAGGAACTGGTGGAGTCTGACCACAAGGTCCAACCATCACAATATTAGTGGTTGGAGATTTGTGTGGCGTAAGCACATCTTGATCACAAATCGGTATGATGCCGTTCACAATGACAGTTCTCAAATAAGGTCCCGCAGGAGCAAGAACTGCGGGAGGCCACATGCAAACTCCGTCTTTTACCGCAACGGGAAGTTGAACTTTTACGGTCATGCAAGTGGTTCCACAATTTTCAACACTGTGTTGATGAGCAGGATAAGTCCTGCCATGCCCAGAACATGTACCTCTATACAAAGCAGCGGGTAAACCTGCCATAATACACCTCTATTGACATTTGAATGAGAATGGATTGCCATAAGAATCTATGGCAAGTTTGTAGACATATGCACCATTAGTAAGATCATTATGAACTGTGAGATCGCCACTTGCTTCCCAATCATGGCATCCTTCGCCATATGGACCTGCAAGGGTGGAAGAGTAACTAACGGAAGTCGTAGTATCTCCAGATGTTGTAGACCCTGCATCACCCCATCCACCGAAGGGATAACCAGCACTAGCACATCCAGTAGAGTCACTACAACCACTAGAGACAGAAGGTTCCCATGTCAGTTTGACATTGATCTTCATCGTTTGGCGATTGTCAGGTTTATATTGTCTTAGTAAATATTTAGTGTATTGGCTAGCACATGGAAGATCAAATGCAGTTCCTCTTACAGTAATGACCTCTTCTCGGTCAAAAGTCTTGAGTTTTTTACCACTAGCAGTAACTTCTGGAGCTTCAGTATTCAAATTGATGTAGTCTTCCTTGCGAATTTTATCTTCATCCACAAGTTGCTGCATAAAATTCTGTGCCCCAGAAAATTGTTTGAGTGCTCCAGGAAGACGATCATCAAGTGTCTGCCAATTCAGGTCTTCAAAATCCTCTCTATCGGGCAAATCGCGCTCTTGACGCTCAGTTCTGAGTACGCCTTTGACACGTTTTATGTCATTGATGGGGTTGATTGGATTATTAAAGCGAATTTCCTGATATTGGTGATTATTCATGCCACTTCTGAGATCAGAAGCACGCAATGTAGTCTTAAAACGCAGACTTTCAAGTCCAATTGACGCTTCTCCACCAGTATCTTTCTGTACTACCTGCGTTCCTTTGACTACAACTTCACTTTTTACCGCTTTTTGCTTCTTAGGACGGTCTGCTGCTGCTCTCTGGAGGATTGTTTGGAACTTTTCAAACGTGTCAATCTCCCCACCTTCGTAATTGTAGTCTCTTGGTTGTCGTCCATACTGAGTAGCAGTGTCAATTTCAATCAATTCCGATTCATTGGGATGATTTTGAAACTGAGGAAGCGAATAAACTGCGTCACCGATGTCATTTGAACGGTCAAATGCGCGATCTGACGCTGGCCACGCTTGATCATCAACATCTTTTCCGACATTTGAGATACCAATGTCAAGATCCATGCCTTGAGGATATCCAGATCCGCGACTAGTAATAGAAACAGACTGCAAAACACCACCAACAAACTGATAATCAATTACTGCATCAGTAACTACGGAAGTTGAACTCAGAAGTTCCAACTTTGGCGCTTTATTCAGCAGATTCCAATTCTCTCCTCCGTTAACAACATTGATACTTTGAATACCTCCGTTGACAATTTCAATATTAGTAACGGTCATTTCACCATCATAGGTGAGTGTGGCGTTATCTAGATTGGTTGTGCTCTGACTCAGAGTAATATCATTGCCACTGATACTAGTAATATATGTGTTTGCGGGTATACTAGGAGACTTAACCGAGTATCCCACCTTCATATATGCCAAATCTGCGGCATCTTTTAGGGTCACAACGTCAGATGCACTGGTATAAGTGACTTCTGCTGTGTATTTTGCGGTAGGTTGCTTCAAATCATCCGCAGAATTAGGGATTCTATTCAAGTCTGCGGTCATGTATTGGAAAGATTTCTGTCTAAACTCATACATTCCGCCAAAAAACGCACGATCTGCGATGCCATGACCAGCAATTACCGTAATATCATTACCACGATTGGTAGTATACGAGGTATCTTTAGTAAAATCGTTACCATCTCCGTCAAGTTCAAGTACATGATAGTTAAAATCAAGGTCCATGTGCTTAACTGCGGTAACAGTATGACCATTTACCGTGTCCCCAGCATTAACAAGAGAGTAATTATTGTATGGATTGCTGGATTCTACAGGTCCAATAGCAGTAATTTTTAATGTAAAGTCAATGCTACCAGAGTTTACAGGAATTGAAACGTTAAATGAGTCATTAACACTGTATCCTGCACCAGGAGACATGACTTCATCAATACGAATAAGTGATCCAGTGATCGTTTCCGTATTATTAGTTACCGTAGTAGAAGGTTCATAACGGAATTTGAGTCTCAAACCAGTAGCAGTTTGCCCAACGTTAAGTTCTCCATTGTCACCAACGACAATAATAGAGTTAAAACCAATATCATCGGGATCTGCCCACGGATTATCACTAACTGAAAGGAAATTACCGTACAATTGTTCCTCATCCCAAGCATCAGTTTCCGCCAATCCATTGCCACTGATAGAAAAATCAGTCGCACCAATAGGAGCAGTGGTTGGAACACCATCATCATAGCGGAATGCGATGGACTTAGATGTAGTATGGGCAGTCCAAAGAGTTGGATATGGATCTCTACCATCTACAAGACGACCGTCACCAGTGCTATAACTGATTCCAGTGGCACCTGCAGGACAACTGAAGGTTGTACAGGGATGACATTCGGTATCAGTAGTGCTAGAACTAGAAGTAGATGAACTAGTTCCACCAGGATCATAGTCAGGATCGCCTGGTACTCCTGTAGGAGGAGTCGTTGTAGTGGTAGTTGAACTACTAGTACGAGTAATAGTCTCAATATAATAGCAAGGATACCCTGCTACGGGATTACTGGTGTCATACAAATAGTAAAACCATTCGTCACTATCCGTATCTTCAAATGATAATTCGTTTGGGTAGTGATCAATAATTCTATAATCTGTGACACCAAACAGGCCACCAGCTGGAACCATGATTTTTCCACAGGTTCCAATCGTCCTACCACAACTAGTATCACCACCAAAACGAGTGTTAGTACCTGGGCAAAGCGAAGAGGGATACATTACGAAATCTCTTTCGTATTCGGGAATGTTGGGAAGTTCTCGTTTTGCCTTAATTGCTGCAATATTGGGAATACCAGGATAAGTTGCGTGACTGTAAGTAACTCCAATAAAACTAGCAGAACCCATAGTACCGCCACTGTTTACTGCCCCTGCTCCATTAGGAGAGAAGCAATCACAATGGTTTTGATTTTCAGTTGCGTTTTTGTACTTATTGCAACCCATTTTCTAATGCCTCTATGCGCTCGTAAATGTGATCAAAGTTTTTACCAAGGGGTAGATAATCACTTCCTTTGGGTTTGTATTGGAATAACTCCCCAGATATCTCTGGAATGGCGTTTACACGCTCGTACAAGGCGTTGATATGCTCGGATAAGGTATTGATACCCTTCTCACATTCTCCTATCCTTGTAAGGACATTATCAAACAAGTGTAAGATGGCATCATGAGCAACTTTATTGTCCATCCATAGTGCCTTATTTTCATCTGTGAACCATGCGGGGACGCCGCTGGAGTCAATGTCAGACAATTCAATTGTATCAGGGTCAAACATAAAGTACCTCAGAGCCTTCGCGGTGGTCTAACGCGGTGAACGCGCTACTCATCTACTCGGAACATTAACAAAGTGCCGTCACCTTCATCAGAATACTCAATCGTATCTCCGATATTCCATCCCAAATCCTCACAAAGCTCGTCAGGTATTGGGAGAATAAGATCCCCGTTGTCGTCCTCGGTAAGTGTGACAGTATATCTTTTCATAGGACACTCTCAATAGATACCTCTACTGAATCTACATTTAATTTATGTAGCAGATCACGACAGAAATCTCGTCTTTCCTCAGCGTATTCTCTGTCAGAGTGTCTGCTGTCTACGATCTTGTCTGAGGGTGTCTGATAAACTACTGAATATCTTGCCATTAGAGAGGTGTTAAAGTATAATTTTCAGGGTTTTCGCGTTTCCATTCAGCCCAGGCAGAACGCACATCGTCAGGGTCTGTCGTACCATTAGAGACCAGATAGTCCGCACAAACATACATGCGGTTATCTAAGTGCCCTTCGTGGCGAATCAGAGTCTCTAGGATGAACGTTCTATCATCCTGACGGTCCTGACGAATCTTCCAATCCATAAAATCCTCTGTGGGCGTTTTTTACTGGGCAAAAAAATTTTGAGGTTGGCAAAAACGAAGACCCGATTATTATATATCAGGCGTTCGGGAACCTTTGTAGGTTAGGGTAGTTTGCCTTTTTTAATTAAGGGGGGGGTTACGGCCGCCCCGACCCCCGAGAACCCTTGGTATGACTGCGATCTGGGCGGAGTTCTTATTAAATAAGCGGGCGATGTAACTGTTCTAAGTATACACCACCCGACTGTGATTGTCAAGCGAAGATGTATCCAGACTCAAAATCTCGCACCACTTTGTTATCCATAATGAACCACTGAAAGTTCTTCTGAAAGACACCATCAGTGAGACCATTACAGAACTCATTGATGATAACATTCAGGCGAGATTTGGTGGTATTGGTTTGCCAACCACCGTCAAAGATCTGCACAAAGTTGTCACCAATCTCGGCAATTTTGTTGCCATGAAGACGAACGATAGAGACATCATTCTCTTCGTTGTAGTGTACAGAAGTGTTAGCAGATTGCCAGTTGTCGTTGTTCCGAATAGCGGTCAACATCTGGGATTCAATCTTACGCATGTGAGAGACGATTTGAGAGGGTTTAGAGTGTGGTCGGGTGTGTTCCCTTCCATGCATCTAATATACACGATCTGAGGGGTCTCTCAACACCTCTTGTGCCACTTTGTTGTCTGTCACAGTCCAGATCCATCCGATGTGTTTAATGTAATCAAAGGGAGACATTCTCGGTGTCTGAGGATAACTCTCTCCCCTTGAGTTTCTTACACTGTCCACGAACAATTCCAGGTCGTAGATAGAGTTAAACGTTCCTCGGAGGTTATCATCGGAGTCAAACAATCGGAAGACCATAGGAGTGCTTTTGAAACCTGACATTGTGATTCTACTTATGATCTGAGAGTTTGTCAAGTGGGTTATTATCAGGAATCGTAATGTTTCTGGGGTTGACAACTGATAGGAAACATGCTAAGACTACAACAACCTGAGACAATACCTCTCTTTATGTAACACTTACCTACATTTATTTTGATATTCTTTTTCCACAGGATTTCCACAGAAAAATATCAAATTGTGGAAAACTCATTTGTATTTGCTCTTGATGAAATAGTCTCTCCAATGTTCAAACACTATAGAAGTTGCCTCCTTAAGTGTTGTCCAGATGTAGTCTAGTTCTTCTTTCCGCGTTGTCCCTTTAGGGGTAGAGGTGTTATCACCGATGTCATTTTGATTCTTCACGATGTACGTCCCCCCAGTATTGTGCATGAATGAGTATACAAACCTGATTCACGTTTCGCTTACTTACGAGTGCTTCTTCTTCATCCTTTTCTATCTCTTTGATGCACATGGTTATGTATTGTGGAGAGATGAAATTAACGTAACCTTTCTGTCCTTTCCAGGATATGATTTCACCTTTGATCCATTCTTCTACTGTGACCATTCTTCCTCCAGTGGTGAACATTCAAAACCGTAACGATGAGAGAACACAACTCGTGGAATCATGTTCATTGAGAGTGACAATCTGTTGGGTGAGTTGTTGTTACTGTACCCGTGTCTTATGTGTGATTGCCATAGGAGTAAATCTCCTGGGTTTGGTTTAACTAATGCTGTCGGTGCTGAGAATACTGTGGTGAGATTATGATCAGGAGTGAATGAAATAGCGGGTTCAGTTTGGTGAGAGAGTTTAGGATTAACGAACTCAATCGGGGCAGCGTCATCATCATGATCTAGGTAGAATGTTCCTGAGATGAATGAGTTAATGTGTGCATGGAAAGGTTGATCACCAGAGGAACAATGATTCACCCAGGCATCAACAACCGTGTACTCAGATTGTATCATCAACCCTAGCACATCTGTATGGAAATGAAATGCAGCATCACAGAAGAATTTCTCTAGTCCAGTATCAGTGAAGTGCTTAAAGAATGAGTCCTTAAGTGATACTGTCCCATCACAATTATCACCCTTCTGCATATAATGCTTCAGGTTAGGGTTATCATTATTCTGATTAAAAGGGCGGGTTTTGATATACTCACGCACCTGATCTTTTAACTCACTGATGTCACCTTGATAGCGGTAACATCCTACGGGGACAGGAAACAATCCAATGACTTGTTGTGGTGTTATGTTATTCATACGTTGAAAGAGTCAGATAGATTTACGGGCGTCATGTCCTTAGGATGTGTACCATTATAAGTGAACATTTCAGTCGCTTGATGTATCCAATAGAATCGTGATATACAGTAACGACCAGTGCCATCATTCAGAGATGGAGTATTCATTGAGACACGATTTACAGAATGAGAATAACATGATGGGAATAATACTGCGGAGTTATTCTTCATCTTAACGGTGTGAGATACGTCGTTAAACATAAACTCTCCGCCTGTCCATGCCTTTGGTTCTTTCCACACCCAGACCAAAAGTGTGAACTGAACATCATCCAGGTGAGGCAAATAGTAGTCCCCTTCCTGATAGTATGAAACCAAAGTTGCAGTGGAATTAGATTGTCTAAACCCTCTATTCCATGGTCCAGTTTTCTCTATCGCCGCGCATGTATCTGTGTTCCAAAAGTTGTTAATGATCGTGGCAATACTAGATGACTTTGAGTCACGATATGTTGCCTCAATAAACATACCTGAATTGTTCTTAACTATCTCCCCTTCCTGATTACGCGCAGAACCAGTTTCAGTCGCTGGTAATAACTTACCTGATCGTGTGTAGTATTCAAGTTCAGGGAATACTTGCTGCTCTAGTTGTATCTTAGTGAAGAAATCCTCCACCCGTAGATAAGGCAGAGGATCAACAGTTGGAATCAGTCTCATGATAAATCTATCTCGTATGACTACTTATACTTGGCACAAATGTCATCATATGATGCACCTGCGGGAACCTGATTGCAGAATCGCGCCATCTTTGCATCCTGCATTTCTGAAACAGCGTTAATAGCGCGAGTGCCAATGAAGATGCCGCTGGTGAGAACAATGCCGAGGAGAATGAAGCGCATGATTGTTAGTTGAATGAGTGAAGATGCGGGAACCAAGATCAGAAACTGATTCGGATTGATGGATCAGGGCGGACAAACTCACTGGCATCCTGTAACACGTCCGCAGTGATCTTACGGGCGTCGTTGTTATTCCAGAGAAGTGCGCCGATGAGAACCAAGAGGATGAATTTCATGTGATAAGATAACAGTTCAGAGCGTGATCTGGTCTTAGTTAGTGACTTCCACATCAGAAAGGGTTGCTCCAGTTGTTATACTGATTCATGGTAATGTAACCCTCTTTGCATAATGCGTCAGTGAAATTGTTCCACTCTTCACGCTTAGCAATGGTGTCATTCTTCCACTGAGGTTGTTGCATAGTGAACACCTTCCAGTTATACCTAAACTGAGAAAGTGCTTGCTGTTTGGTTGTTTTCATGGGTTGAACTCCTTTGACTCTTATAGAATACACGATTTTGGGCGCTGTGCCACGATTGTGTGCCACTTTGCCAACTGTCACTAGTAACGTTGATCGGTCATGAATTGTCTATACACTTGGGCAACTTCTTCCCAATGATAGTCTTTCAAATCACCACACATTGACTCCATATAGTCATAAACCATGCCCCAATCAGCATCGGTAGATTGAATGTAACTGGGGAGAGTCTTGAGTGCAGAGTTAAACATTGAGGTTGAAATCATGGTCAGAAGATGTTAGTCCAGCGTTTGTGATTTGCTTCAGTCAGTCTACCTTCCTTGAGCATGTTGTCACACACAGTACAGAAGACCTTAAACTTTTCCTCCCTAGTGAGAGCATAGGGTGATGCAGTTGTTGCAATCACCTTGAGCATTTGTGCTTTGGAAGTAATCACGAATCAGTTAATTAGGAGGACAGAATCACATTCCGTTGAGGAAATCGTGCAGTGCTTCTTCATACTCTTCGTAGGAAGAATAGCGGTCACG